GTTTTGATAATGTATCTCTTGATGTTGCCATGTCTCGTTAGAGAACTTGTCAGCAGATACACATAAATATCTAAAAGCGTCTGCACCATGAGAGTATTCATCATGTAATGGTGCGCCTGGTTCATTGGTTGTTGCACTAATAGAACGTCTGTAGTGTTTAAGACACTCTATTAAACGTTCGGTTGATTTATCAAAGTAACAGCGATGAAAGTTAATCCGTGCTAGTTTGATACCTGATTCAACATCTAGTCTAGGAACAATTCGTACATCCCAACCATGTCGTCTCATAATTTCTTCTGCTGATGTACCATACTTAAAGTCTTTGGTTTGACCATCATGCGGTAAATACATCTGCCCCCAATTATAGGGAAGGTTCTTTAGTTCAGCAGAGTAGCTATCTAATGTCCGGTGGTCATCTTCTATGTATTTAATAATACGTAAGTCTGATACACCTTTTTGGCATAGAATCACTGACATACTATCATTCCAACCTAAATCCATCACTACATGGACTTTTAGCTCTGGGTCGTAAGGAACGTTTGTAATACGTTTATTCTCTTGTGCTTCTCTTATTTCGTTAGCATAGATAGCGCCATCAACTGCTGTCTTACATTCACCTTCCCAGATGTTATCGTAATCATCTGAAGTAGCTTTACTGTGTAATCGTTCTGAATCGAGTACATCAGGAAACCAAGGGTTATCAGACCAGTTGACCTTCACCACTTTGCAGTTATCAGGTGGTTCAATAACGAATCGTTTATAAGTATTGTCTGAATCTAAGTCAGGGTTAAATGATACCCATATCTCACTGTCAGGTTTACGTATCGTTGGTATTAATATATCCCATGAACGTTTAGATACTGTTTGAGCTTCCTCAATCCAACATATATCTACACCCTCAAATGACTTAATACTTTCTACTGTGTTGTTAGCTAGACCGGTAAAACTAATATGCGAACCATTAACACCACGAATCTCTGTTTCTAATACCTCATATAAATGACCAATGCCTAATGCTTGTATTTGGTCTGATAGTAATTGGTGAACAGATTGTTTAATAGAGCGTTGTATTTCCCTAGCACATAATATGCGTAATGGATTCTTTTTCTTACTAGCTTGTATTAATAATGCCCTGGCAAATCCCCATGACTTACCACTACCACGACCACCATAAGCTACTTTGTACCGGTGTGGTTCAAATAAATAATCTAATTTATCTGGGAACTGGGCTTTATTCATCTTTCTTTTCAGGTCTTACAAACTCAACTGTAATACCCAACTCAGCGCCATCTGCGCCTGTTATTTCATGTGCTTGTGTTTCTTTCCAGCCAGCTCTAGTCTTCATCCAAAAGATACCTGCTGATGTATTACCATTAATAGCTTGGTTATATAAACCTTGTGCTACTTTTGCATTAGCATCTATACGACCTAATTCTAATTCTTTACTGTAATACTTAGATAATGTATCTGTATTAATTTCCAACCTTAATGCTATATCTACATATCGAGTACCCATAGCAGATAGAGACTTTACTAATGCTCTATTCTCATCGGTTGGTTCGTGTTGAACTCCTTGTGCCATTTTAATTTCCCTTTATAACTCCGAAAGTTATTACTTTCAGTTGGTTACGTTAATAATTCTGCTTTCTTACCTGTGAAATCTTCCCATCGTTTTACTATTACATCACAATACTTTGGGTCTAGTTCCATTAGACGAGCTTTTTTGTCAAATTTTTCACAAGAAATTAATGTTGTTCCACTTCCACCAAATAAATCAAGAACAATACCTTTTTGAGGAACTTGCAAATATTCTATTGAAAAGTCAATAATATCAACAGGTTTTTGTGTTGGATGAACGCTACCTTTTAAAGCATTTCTATTTACAGTTTTACTTCTTAAAGGTTTATTTTCAGTAGTCCAAGCAAGCTCTCCATCTGACATAGTTAAACCATCTTGCCCTTTGCTCCAATATAACCAACCTCTAGTTGCAGGAAGCAAATCAGCAAAATAATTACCGCCCCAAATTACGCATGGAACATTTAATGAAATAATGTAATTAAATACTCCTTCATCAGGTCTTTCTGAATCCCAATTTCTAAATTCATGGTACTTTCTATTATGCTTTGGATTTTTGTTAATACTTTGTTTTTGACCATCTATTCCTATTCCATAAGGTGGGTCAGTAACAATAGCATTAGGAATTGTATTTTCTAAAAGTTTTTCTATGGCAATTATGTCATTTGAATCACCGCACATTAACCTATGATTGCCTAGCTTGTATATATCGCCTAGTTTTGTTATAGGTTCTTCTGGAACGTCTGGTACGCTATCTTCGTCTGTATTACCTTCTACTTGTTCTGGTGCTAATAGTGCTGCTAGTTCTTTAGCATCAAAACCTAATGATGTGAGGTCTAATTCTGTATCTAGTTCTTTTAGTTCTAGTGATAGTAATGTAGTGTCCCAACCACTGTTGAGTGCTATTCTGTTGTCTGCAAGTATAAATGCTTTGCGTTGTGTGTCTGTAAGATGTTCTAGCTTAATTGTAGGAACTTCTTTATATCCTATCTTTTTAGCTGCTTCTAATCTGCCATGACCGGCTATAATGCCATTGTCTTTATCTATTAGTATTGGGTTATTAAATCCAAATTCTTTTATACTAGATGCTATCTGCGTAACTTGTTCTTCGCTATGTGTTCTAGCGTTATTAGCATAAGGGATTAAATCACTTATTAAAGAAATTTCTATTTGCATACAACTCCATATAGGTTGGTTGATTAATTATAGTCCTTAAAAGCCGTTCCTTGCTCTCTTATGAGCCTTTCGTATTCTCTTTGAGCATTTGCCCTTAATTGCATAGCAGCTTCGCTATCTGGTGATAATAGTTCTGCTTCTAACAATCTTACATTTTCTATCATTTCTGGTGTCATGTTTTGTGTAACCATTGGCATAAATGGTTCACCTCCTACACCACCCATAGAGTATTCAGTAATATTACCACCGCTCATAGATGGAATCAGTCCTTGCCATCCTGTTGTCTTTGGCATCATTTGACCACCATATGTGCCGTCAGGTAATTGAAATGCACGTAAACCATATGGATTAGGATAATTAGACGCAGATAGTCCACCTTGTGCGGGTAATCCTAATAGTCCGTAGAGTATATCGTTCATATTTCCATTGGTATTAATAAATTGTCTAAAGTAAATGCCCATTCTTCTGCATAGTCACAACGACTATAGTCTGTAAAGCATGGTGTGCCTATTGTAAAGTGGACTAGCTTAGCATCTGGATTATAATCGTATTCTCCTACTAGCCAATTCCATTCTTTTGGTATCTCACCGACTAAATCTATAAACTCATTATCTAGCCATGTTAGTCTATGTAACTCTGCACCTGTAGAGTTCATTATCATTTCAGGTGTCAACTGTAAATTCTTAAAGTGTCCACAGTTCCATACCATGACACTCGACCAGTTCTTTCTAGGATAGTCTTCGTTCTTATGTCCTAGATATTTGATTGGGTACTTAGTCTTGTAATCGTGTTTGACCACCGAGACTGCAGCTAATGGGTCTACAATGTCCATTAATTCTTTGATGTCTGTACGACATAGCATATCGCCATCAACAAAGATAGCGTAACCTTTATAATCACATAAGTAAGGTACTAAGAACCTACTGTAGATAAATGCGTTTGTACCATCACCATGTCTTTCTTTATATTCTTGTAATGTATTTAAAGCCAATGGTGTAAAGCTAACAGGGATTGTGGCTTTTTCGATAACACTCTGACAGAAAGCATGATAAGCAATCGGTTCTAATACGCCATCAAATCCTACGAATATTTTGAGCATCTATCTATTATCTCTTGTTTTTTCTCATTGGGCAATTTTGTCCAATTCATTACCTCTTCTACTGTGCGCTTACAACTAATACATACATCATCTATAACATGGCACTCATAAGTGCATGGACTTAACACTTCCATCTAGCTCTAGCAGCTTTACCTCTTTCTCCTGTCCATCCTGCTGACCTAGCACAGAATGATTTACGTCTTTTAGCATCTTTACTGCCTGGCTTCACCTTACCGGTTACAGGTGCTTTTAGATTGCTACCTGTTTCTCGGTTGTATTTAGCACGACCCTTGGCTGTTAATCCACCGCCTTTGCTTGCAGGTAATTTCTCACCACGACCAACGGATAAATTAACATTCTTTTTCATACGCAATCACCCACGTCTTTTAACAGGTTTTGCAGTTTTGGCGGCTTGTTTGAAGGCTTTGGCTGTTGGTGCGCCTGGTTTTCCTGGCTTACGCATGGTTTCTCCGCTTCCGGCTTTGATTCTTTTTCTTTTTGCATGGATGTTTGCATATAGTCCTTGTTTAGCCATATTATTTTGCTTTCGGTTTACGATGTGTTAAGTATTTACTACTAGCTGTATGTGTAGCACCTGACATTAATTTGCCATTGTGCTTGTGTGTTTTACCTGTATGTAATTTACCATTGGGTAAGTAGTGAGGTACGCCTTT